CCAAGATCGGAAAGTACGCGTCGCAGTAGAGGAACACAATCCACTGGGACGACAATGTCGTCCCCGTAGACCAGTACTCTATAGCGATGAGAAGGGCATACTAGTTCTTTGACAGACTGAGCCAAAGCCCAGAATATCAGAGTCTCAAGGGGAAAAGTAAAACCATTCCCCATGGACGAAATCTTCTCAAACGTTAAGCGCTGCTCATCGCAAACGCCTTCACGTGTGGAGAGATCTCGAACTAGCTGGTACCAATCATCCGGAAGTAGGTGTTCGACCAACTTCAAGGAGACGGTATCAGACGCACTACTGAGATCGAGGGTGGCTGATTCCCCCGATATAGAACCATACATAGCAGCCCGCTGGTTAGCGGACTGATCACGTATGTCTATGCCGACGCGTCGAAGACGCGCAGCCATCAGATCGCCAAGACCGAGTTGATACATGCTATTAAGCGTAGGTTCTACGCAGATAGCACGATCGATCTTGGCACTTTTGGGCACGAATTGAGTCTTCGAGAGGTGTATTCCAACCTCCACGATTTCTCCATGTTCACGCGTCGCAGGATTAAAACCCCCTGAGACGGCCTCGTCTAGAAGACGAGGCGGGAAATTCGTGCTACATTGTATGCCGCTCTTCAGTTTTAACACTGGGCAGGCGTTTTTCTTAGGCGTTGCAGTTGACGCCCCCGGCCCGAACCGTAACCGGATGTCAGAAGACAAAGGAGCATGTCCGAGTAACTCACTGATTTTATATTGGGCTGTGTGAATCACAGCCTCAACACGCGGGTGAAACTGAAATCTCATCTGCGAGTGAGCACGAAAACATGCGTTTGTCAGCGCGCAGGCTCGTTCTGCTTCCCCGAATTTTCGGATGGCGGAACCTTTACGGTCCATCCCGAGATTGATGTCCCCCCTTTTTGTAAAGAAGGCGAGACATTGTCTGATGATGGACTGATCTGTGGCCGAAAGATCCAAAATGTCAGGATCAAGGTTACACAGATAAGGAACGTCATTGCTAGTAACACCAGCAATGATATCGAGCCCTGCTGCCGCCCAACCAGACTCAGAGAGCCGATCGAGCAGCGACCGCACGAAAGTGAACAGTATTTCATTTGTTCGCTCCGTTGTGAGTTGGTGACCAAAAAAGGACACCTCAGGCATAGCCTGTATTACTTCGCCTTTAGAAAAGGGCATGGTAGTAAACTCCAGGTTGGTTGTTAGGTCGGCATGAAGAGCTGTGCAGCCGCTTCATCGACCACGCCGGCGGAAACAGCCGGAACAGTAGTCGCGATGTTGTTGAGCAGGTTCATGAGAATCTGCTTGCACA